TACAAGAGTTAATGTCTGTGGACAAGATTGACAATCAAATAACATACGAAAACTATGTTAGGGATGTTGCAGTATCTCAAGCGGAAAAAGTTACCAATACAATAAGATCATTCCTGAATTATGATGTGGCTTTGAAAATAGGTAACCCAAGTAATTTTGATAGAAAGTTATGGGGTAGTTTCACTACCAATCCATCAAACCAAATTGTTGATGGATTTACTTGGAATGCCTATATTAACGGTTCATTACCAACCTTATCGGGTACGACAACTTTGGTACAATCAATTGCTCAGTATCCACAAGCTTGGCAGAACATGTACACTTATGTTGGTTTTGCAACATCGTCAGGTTTGACCTATTCAAATTCGGGAAGTTACTATACTGACTTCTTTGTTGATTTGAATATTGAATTTACACCAACAAACGTTCAAACCTTTTCTCCTCTTATCAAAATTTACGGTACACAGAAATTATTAGCGAATGGTAATTACAATTCACAAAACTTCACTCAAGACATAAACGAATATTATGATAACAACGATAAATTTATCAGTCAAATTCTGACGCAACTATTTTTTAGTCTTCAAAAACAACTACCAAATGTAGAACAAAGTAATGAAAGACCAATCATGAGTGCTTTGGATGGTAACCAACAAAAGATTGATCTATGGGAAACCTTCAAAGCCTTCAACGATAAATGGATTGCCGGTGGTGAATTCCGTGAAAAAACTTTGTTCCAAGATGTATTGTTTTTGGATAGAGCAAACCGAGATATCGGTGATGATGTTTTGATGGATGTATTGAAATTAAAAGATTTTTTGTCGGGGAGCAGTATTACAAATGCGCGTGTTATAGACTTTGTTAGTAAAATATTCATTGATAATAAGTTTCAAATGATGCCAATGCCAGCTTACATTAATTTTTGGGGTGTTGGTGAAGTTGTAAATGGACAAAGGCCAAGAACTGAAACTAGTCAGGACATGGCAAACTCTTTGTTCGGAACTTATTTAGAAGTCGACTACAGAGAATCATCACCAAAGTTGGTATGTTATTATGTTGGTAAACCATCAGAACACTTAAATCTTAAGGGTAATGAAAATTACAGATGGAAGACAGATGCTTTTGTATTTGATTGTGGTGGTGGTCAACCTTTAGTTACAAATTTAGAAAATAAGACGGACTTTGCAAACTCGAACAGGGTGGTCGGATTCAACGTGGATTTTGGAACAAGAAATCAAGGGATATTCTATAGTATTCAGTTGGATCAAAATGGTGCCGCGGCTACATCTGAGGCAAATAGAGTAATTACTGATGTTGCTCTCCAAGCTGGTGGTAAAAGAGCTCAATCACAAAGTGTATCTCTGTACAATTATTATAAGGTAAGAAGTTATGAGTGTCGAGTAGAATCCATGGGTAATGTAATGATTCAACCTACAATGTATTTCAACCTACAACACGTACCAATGTTCTACGGACCTTACATGGTACAATCTGTTGAACACGTGATACAACCTGGTGATTTCAAAACTTATTTTACAGGAATTAGGATGCCCGTTGCTTCAATACCAAAAATTACTGAGCAACTCTTGAGTCTAAATGAGAATTTGTTGGGTGAACTAGTACAACAAGTACAAAGGCTTAAGGAAACAGATCAACAATCTGTATCTAATAATGTTATATCGGTAGGAAATTCAATAAAAAGTAATCAAGTATTTGAAGCGGCTTCACCGGCTCGATGTGTAGCTGACATGCAAGTTGCGAATGTCAGGTACCGTAATTATTTAGGTATAGAGACAACCAAGAAAGAAATTACATTCGGAGAGTTGTCAAATAAAATCAAGGCAAAAATATCAGACAAAGCTCTCAAAGGAATTGTATTCTTCACCGCATACCTGAATGGACATAACGACAATAAGTTCATCACTTGGGATTATGACTTGGGTGGAACCCCATTTGGTGGTACTATATATAGTGGTATTTCATACAGTGAAAGAAGAGTATTTTTCAGACCTGAGTATGGATGTAGAACAACAAGTAATGGTGTTTCAGTCCCTTATGCCGTCTTTGACTCGTTTGAAAAATCAATTGACTTTATCAACGATTATTTCAAGACAATATATAATACTACAAGTTCGGTCACCAATACAAAATTAAATTGGTCAACAAAATCAGATTACATTGCTAGTTTAGTAATTCTTTGGACTGAATGGTGGCCAACCAAGAAATTCCAAACAACGGAACAATACACAAGTTGGTTAAGAACCAATAGCAGTGTATTCCAAAGTTTGAGGAAACAAGCGGAAGAAGCGGTCGAAAAGGCTATTTCTTTAGGACTTATTAACTTTTAATGATATTTATAGATAAAAAAACATGGACATCAAGAAACATTTGGATACATATCTTGGAAAGAACACAAGATTTTCAGAAAAAGCCGCAGGTGGTGGTTATACAGAAGTGTGTGACTTAGACACAGGTGATTGTTATACCGTAAGAGATCGTGATGGTCTTATTGAAAGAGTTGACAACACCATGAGAACAAACAGAAAAGTTCAAGTTGAAACACCTCATGGAGTTAAACAATTATTAAACGGATAAGAAATGAGTAACGTTGACAAAAAAATAATAGAAGAATTGAATAGATACAATTCAATCAACAAATATATTACAGAACAAGAAACATTAGCAGCTCCGGCACCCGAAGCAGGGTTAGATGTGACGGCAGATGCAGATACTGTGGCAACACCCGAAATGGATCCTACCATTGGTGATACACCAACTGCCGAACCTGAAGTAATTGATGTTGCTCAAGATAGTGAAGTAGAAAAAATCTCAGACACAGGGGAAACGGAAACCGAAGAAGAGTCTACAGGAGAATTAGATATTACAGACTTGGTAAACTCTCAAAAAACTATCGAGCAAAAACAAACTCAATACTTTGATTCAATGTTCCAACAATTGAATCAACTACAAACTAAATTGAGTGAAATGGATGGTTTAGTTCAGAAACTAAATGACATTGAAAGTAAAATTGAAAAATATAGACCCAAAACTCCTGAGGAGAAGTTGGAGTTGAGAAGTCTTGATTCAGGACCTTATCATCAAAAATTATCAGACTTTTTCGATGACAAACAAGAGGACATGAAAAAGACTGGAAAAAATGAATACGTCCTTACTTCAGACGAAGTTGAACAATTCACCCCTTCAGAAATTTCTAAGACTTTTGATGATTACGGTGCAGAGCCGACAGGATCTAAGTTCAAAATGAATTGATTTATAATAAAAATGAATTATATTAAAGGGGTCACATTGTGACCCTTTTTATTTGGCGAATGATTTGACGAAACAATAAACTTGGCGTATATTTTATGTCTAACAATTAATTTTTTATAACTATGGCTAGTCCACTTGACGCAGTTCTCGCTCAATACGAGAAAAACACCCAATCCTATGACAACTCAGGAAGAATGTCACAGGAAGACAGAATGAAGAAATACTTCGCTTGTATCCTACCGCAAGGTCAGGCTCAAGGTCAAAGAAGAGTTCGAATTCTCCCCACTAAAGACGGATCATCACCTTTCGTAGAGGTCTTCTATCACGAACTACAAGTTGGTGGTAAATGGCAGAAATTCTATGATCCAGGAAAGAATGATAACGAGCATTCACCTTTGAATGAAGTTCATGAAGAACTTATGGCAACAGGTAAAGAGTCTGATAAAGAGCTCGCTCGTCAGTACAAATCACGTAAGTTTTACATCGTAAAGGTCATTGACCGTGACGCTGAAGAAGAAGGTGTAAAGTTCTGGCGTTTTAAACACAACTACAAAAACGAGGGTATCCTCGATAAAATTATCCCAATTTGGAGACAAAAAGGTGATATTACGGATGCTGAAAAAGGTCGTGACTTGATCATTCAGTTGGTAAAACAAAAGACACCCGGTGGTAAAGACTACACATCAATCCAAACTATTATGCATGACGACCCTTCTATTCTTCACGAAGGTGAATCAGTTATGAAAGAGTGGTTGGCTGATGAACTAACTTGGCAGGATGTGTACTCAAAGAAACCCGTAGAGTTTTTGGAAGCAATAGCTCGTGGTGAAGAACCACGTTGGAGTTCCGAAACAGGTAAGTATGTATATGGTGATGATGCCCTCCTTTCTATGGGAGGTGGTAAATCCCCTGAGTTGGTTGATCCACAAGCAGGAGCGGATCCTGATGAAGATCTACCCTTCTAAATAAATGATGGTGCCGGCGATGTCGGCACCATTTCTTTTTTATATATAATATGTCGATAATAGTAAAAATATCACCCGTTTATCGTTACTACGAACTTCAATTAACTGAAGAACAAGAAAAAATTTACGAGGAAAATCCGAATGAATTTTTAATTGATATTGTAAAAGACGAGGATTGGGTTTATATTGAAAGTACTGTCGGAGCTGACGAATACGAATTAAAAAAATAACATGGCACTAAAGAAAAATGATTTCACATCACTGAAGAAGAAGTTCTCTACTTCAGCAAAATACAAACCCCAAAGATTTTTTGATTTGGGTAAAGAGTTCTTGGAGGCAGTCGGTCTCCCTGGTCCAGCAATTGGACATATTAATATGTTCTTGGGACACAGTGATACTGGTAAAACCACGGCTCTTGTAAAAGCCGCGGTGAGTGCTC